TGTATTCCTGAGCCGCGCGCTGAGCCTTACCGCTTTTGATAGATCCAGCGGCAGAGACACCAGCGCTGGCAACAGCAGCGCCAGCAATTGCAAAAGGTAACCAAGCAGGCATTAGTCTTTAACCCATGCAAAACGCCAATGGTCGGCCTGATCCAGGCCAAACTTTGGCATTAATCCTTCCGACTTCATTCCCATCCAGTACGCGAACCTTTCTGCCACAGGCCATCCAACTTGGACGTTGGCTTGCACGCGCCAATAACCTTTTTTGTCAATCATCCAACGCATACCGTTGCGCACGGTCCGTGCGACACTGATCGGATAATCATTAATTCTCGAACTTGTGACCAACCACGTCTCACCAACACCAGGCCAAAGCTCGATGATGCCGGTGGACAGTAATGGCTCACCGTCCTTCATCATCGTGTAGCCAGGGTTTTGCATCAGCGCTTCAGCGTTCTCACGCCAATACTGTTGCACCCGGTCGTCCATGATTGCATCGATGTGTTCTGCTTCGAACGGCACGAAACCTGGAGGCAGTTGGTTATCGATCAAAAACTTCGAGTCGAGCATAGATACCTAAAAGAGTAAGCGGTAATGGTTGGTCTTGGACCACTGTTACAAACGCATCAGTGTCGTAACCATTGTCGAATTCAATTGTCTTATCACCCGAAAACAGAGTGAGTGCCGTGTCCATTGGATCAGCGCTCGAACGAAACGGAATAAGATCCGTAGTTGCTGAACTTGCTCCAACTTTAGCGCCTACCGTGCGATAGAGGCGCACAGTCACATCATGGATCCGTTTCACTTTGCCTTGGCTGACACCATCCAACGCACCACCTTCGATGCGCATCGTGCGCAGCGTCGATGTGAAACCAAGACCGATATGAACCTTACTTGCAGTTCGATCGAGCGTAATAGATCCACTCGATACAGTTTTGTTTGCGTGCGCTGCACCATCTGCAAGGATCGTCACTGTCTCACCTTCGAGGTGATCCAGACCACTGATTGTGGTGGCCGGAGACCCATCGTAAGTCAGACCGCTATCAACATAGAACGCATCGGTTGTGTCTGAGCCAAAATCCTGTGGCGTTAAATATTCGACATACCGTTTGGTTGCACCATTGATGGTTCGCTTAACAATAACCCAAACCTGGTCCTCATCGAGGTCGCCTGGGATTACAGCTACACTTTCCACCGCAGCATTAGTTCCACCAAAAACATGACGATGCCAAGCAACGACTTCTTCCTCGCGTCTGTAAGTCATTCCACATAAAACACCGTCCGCTCGAACGGCCCAGACCACGTTGTCTGGTTCTTGTTGCACATCTAACTGAACAAACCCGCCTTCACTGACATGCTCCGCCAGGAGCGTCATATCTGGCGCGATGTAACCATCAACATCGAAGTTGTAGACCAACTCGCGGATCTTACGTTTTGCGCGTTGAAGAAACAGAACTACGTTGCCGGTCGCGACCGGATCCACGTTCGATGTTCCATACTTTGTTTGTCTGTTGATCTGTATTGTTGTCGGTGTGATCGGTTCACTTGTACTGCCACTGCTGGCAACAAATTCACCGCCGGTGGTTCCAATAACTAATGCCCTACCAGGTGCAAGGTATCGAATGACGTTCACCTGGTCAGATGCAATCGTGTAAACCATTGCGTCAGCATCTTCGACGCCATCAGCAAATTGTTCGAAGCCACCACTTTCAGAAAAGAAAACCGTTTGTGGTTGGAATGTTGTTCCACCTAAAACTAAACGCTCTTCAAAAAAGCAGATCGCACCAGGATAACCCGTTGTCTCTGAGAAAGCGCCAAGGCTCCATTCGTCAGTCGCTTCGAGCGTTCCAACAATTGTAAACGAACTGCCTGCCGCCTCGTCGGTCAAATCATCTGACGGCGCGATCAAGATCGTGTCCGCAGTCACATCCACAATCAAATAGGTGCCGTTGTTCGAACTCGTACCGCTAACAGTAATCTTTTGGTTTTTCTTGAACCCCTCGTCCAAGAAGTTTTTGTTTATATCAACGATGCGGTCGTTGTGCTGGTTGCCTGTTGCGGAAGGATCACCTTCTTTAAAACTAATACTGGTTGCGGTGTAGCTGGGCAGTAACTCAGCGTCACCGGCTAGGTTGTCTTGCACTGTGGCTGTTACAGATGTGCCAGAGCTGAAGTTCGTTATTTTTGCAAAGCCATCATAAATTTTAACCAACCGACCAACATCGGTTGATGCAAAAATACTACTGCTTGCAGTAAGCGTAACGCTGCCACTTCTACCAGAAGATAGGAGCGTCGTGCTTGTTAGGTTCTCATCTAGGAACGGACCAAACTCGAAGTTTGCCTCAGTCAACGTCCAGGCAGTGTGTCCAGTCCTGGTTAGTTTTCTCGGCGCATACGATGGATGCACAATGTACATAACGTCTGCCGATTGCGCGAAGCGAAGCTGAAATAAATCCGCTGTAACGTATGGCGTTGATATTTCGTAAGCGGATCCACCAGAGGTGATCTGACCACCGTCTTTATAGAAACGGAGATACTGATTACCCGCTTCGATGATGTAGGTTTGCTCGGTGCTAAACTCGAACGGTATCAAACGTGTGCTTGCGCTACTGGTTTTAACTTCAGCCACATACTTGCTACCTGGTCTACGTGTAGCACCACCATGCGGATGAATAACAAAGTTCTCCAGCGTCGAGCATCCGTTTCGATACTTGGATAGATCGAACCGACCATCCAGGCGCGGACTTAGCTCGCCAGCCGTAAAATTAGAAAACGCATAACTAAGTCGGGCCATTAGACCCTCGCGTTAATAAAGTCGGTTGCGCCGATAACATCTGGTGTTCCCTCGGTCGCATCCACAAAACGGGCTTCGCTTAACTTCGCTTGATAAAGGCTGAATAGGTTATTTTGTAATCCAATACTGTTGGCGATCGGATACGCCAGGTCTGCGGCTAGTGCGGCAGCGATCGTCTCAATCAACAATGTGTCGTATTCATTCGGATCCGTAATACGAGCAACGTAACGGATCTTAATTGTGCCTTCGTCAGTTAAAAGCTTCCGGCCTTCGATGACATACTCGACACCATCTTTCTCGCCCTCGACTTCGAGGATCCGCAAACAATATGGATCTGCTGGAAGTTGATACGAGTAAGCATATTCCCAAGCCGGCGCATCTGTGTCTTGAGCAAGAGTTGCGCGGCGGATCAAACAATTCCAAGGGTGACTGCGAAACACACTGTCTCGAACAAACTCATAGCGTTGGTTGCAAAGACGTCCAGAACGACTGTCCTCGGTCAGCGCAATGATGTTCGAGGCGCCAATGTTGTTCAGCGCACTGTTACAAATATCAACAGCAGATGGCATCGCTTAGTCCCAAAAGAAAAGGGGGAGCATCAGCTCCCCCTCTCCAGTCATTGATTAGTCAACGACATAGTACATGACCAACTCGATGGTGCCTGTAGCGGCAGCACCGGCGAGCGAAACAGTAACGATGAACTCGTTACCTTTCGCAGCTTGGTCAATGTCAACGGCTGAGTTAGCGCCAAGAGCGAGTGTTGCAGCCACGTCATTGCGGCCAGCGGAGCTGGTCGAAGTAGCAGCAAGATACTCGTCCACATCAGCAGCTACAGAAGAGCCTGCGCTGTTGGTGTAGGCAGCGTGTCCAACGGACAAAGTCGTTGAAGCACCCAGAGCGTCGTTGAAGAGGTAACCACCGACAATGCGTGCGCCGGCTGGCAGCGCAAACATTTCGATGTCGTCACCAGCCGAAAGGCTGGCTGCCTCGTAAGTTGCATAGGCCACACGCATGCGGCCAGCTACTTGGTTGGCTTTGACGAATTCAGATGGATCGTCCTGCGTAAGATCGGTGCGGACGTTAGAATATACTGTAGCCATTCTTCAGTCCTCCTTAAGCCGACTCATCGCATAATATGGAAACTACCTTATTTTCCTCCATCCGCGTGCTGCCCATTGTCTGGCAATAGTACACCTGGGTGGAATAAGACTTATCGGCTCTTTCCTCGATGCGAGACATGACGTCCTTGCCAACAGCAAGCATCAAACCATCCTGCGCCCATGCAAAGCATGTGCGGATGTTTGAAGCTACTGAGAGGCGGTTAGACATATGGAACGTAAATCCGAGAAACGAATTCAGCTCACCGCGAGCTAATGCTTTCACGGTATTGAAGTCGCTCGATTTTACTTCAGTTGTGTTTAGCAGAGCGCTGATCTGCGCTGGGCCACACACGATGTGCCTTGGGATCGATGGGTCAACATCGTTGCCATCGAGGATCTCTTTAGCACTGAGAAGCTTCGCAATTGTCAGGTCTGCTGAACCAGCAGCAATCTGCTGAGCGGCAGGAAGAGAAGTAGAAGTACTTCCAGACTTACCTGTCTTAGCAGTGCCGGTTGCGGCAGCGATGATCTCATCGTCGATCGCACGGCCCATAGCAGCGGCAGCAGCCATTGCATAAGTCGAGGTTGGATCGATGAGCATGCGAACTTTGTCCGCGTCATCAATAAGATCAGCCCATTCATAGGTCTCCATTGTGACCTGACGGCGTGAGTGTGGTGTTTCCACTAGTGGCGTGTCGCCGTGGCGACTTGTCCGTTTTACGGCAGCGACTGAACCGACCTGGTCAAAAAATGCTTTTTCGCCAGTTACGCTTTCTTCGCGAACCGCACCACGGAGAACGCTACCTCTTTGCTGAGATAGCAGAGCCACGTTCGAGGAAAACTGCTGCGAAAATGCAGTAGTGATCTGAACGCTCATTTGCATTCTTCCTTTTGGTTAGGTTGTTAAGAAACGGTCGGCTCCCCGCTCGGCGGACCAAACCTTCGAATGACGCTTCGATCGGCGACGTTGCTTTCACGTCAGCACGGGACCGTAAGGCTACCCCGTAACTCTTCGGCTCTAACTGCCGTAGAGCATCTCGTAGAG